GCTTCAGCCGCCGATATTAACATTGATCTGGGGAATGTGGAGAAAGTCACCATCTGGCCGAAAGGGCAGAACCGGAATATTCCGCCGGTACTGATTTCGCCGGATCACGGACTGACTGGCTATCCGGTTTACACCATGACCGGACTCAGCGCCACCACGATATTCTGCCCCGATCTCTTTACTGGCAGGCCAGCGCATCTGGAATCGTCACTGCCTGATATGACGGGCGATTATACGATCACAGGGGTGATACACACCATTACTTCGCGAACCGTGGGCGGTCCGTGGAGTTCCAACTGTACCATGATGAGGGCTGAAGAAAATGGCACAACCACTCAGTAACCCGACAGACGTGAACAGCGAAATCAATGCACAGGACTTTATGCTGCGGCAGTTTCTCGGACGTCATGCGTTTATCACTCTGGGACGGGTGGTAGCCGTGGAAGAGGGATTTATTGAGGCCCGACCGATGGTAATGGGCGTTGCAGCAGACGGTTCCCCGGTTGAACATGAGGTGATTTATAACATTCCCGTATGGCGACTACAGGGGGGCGGTAATGCGGTGATTATGCCGCCACATGTGGGGGATATCGGTTTTCTTGCCATCTGCGATCGGGATATCAGTGCGGTAAAAGCCACGCGTCAGGCTGCGATGCCGGGATCAAAGCGTACCCATAATTATGCTGATGCCATCTGGCTGGGTGGCGTGCTCAACGGTGATCCCGTCCAGTTTGTGGTATTTGATGACAACCAGATACGGATTGTATCTCCCTGGAAAGTGGAGATATCCGCGCCTGAGGGTGTGATTAATGCGCCGAAAAGCTTCACCGTTAATTCACCACAAATTGCGCTGAACGGCGATACCGCCGTCAGTAAGGGGCTTGACGTTACCGGGCAGTCCAGGCTTTCCGGCGGTTCGAACATCGGGGGTATTGATTTTGGAAACCACGTTCACGGCGGCGTTGAGTCCGGCGGCTCAACCACGCAGGGACCCCGGTAAACAGGAGAAAACATGCAGTCACGATCACTTCTTCTTGACACCGGGACATGGGATATCCTGCTTGATGATACCGGAAATCTTGCCATTACTGATAATCCCCATGCGGTAGCTCAGGATGTGGCGTGTGCGTGCAGTACTTTTCTGGGGGAGTGCTGGTACGACTCAACGGCTGGCATACCTTACTGGCCACGCATCCTCGGACACTGGCCCGGCACACAACTGGTGAATGCCACTCTGCAACAGGAAGCACTTAAACTGCCGACCGTGAGCGCCGCTGTCTGCCAGGTCACAGCTGATCAAACCCGGACAGTAACAGGTGTGCTGCGTATTACAGATACCAATAATGACATTTTTACGGTACTGCTATGAGTGAAAATAAATCTTTTTCTACCGCAGTGCCCGCTGTACAGATTTCGGATAGCGGGCTGAATGTGCCGGATGAAGCGGATATTCTGAGCGGCAGGCTTGCTGATTTTTCGGCGGCGCTGGGCGGGGCCATGAGTACCAGTCTGAGCAGTCCGCAGGGACAACTTGCATCCAGCGAAAGCGCCATTATTGCGGATAAAAACGATCAGTTGCTGTATATCGTTAACCAGATCAACCCTGACTTTTCCAGTGGTCGCTTTCAGGATGCAATAGGCAGGATTTATTTCCTGGAGCGCCGCGGGGCCACAGGTACGACAGTAACAGCGACCTGTACCGGGCTGGTTGGCACGCTGATCCCAGCGGGCAGTATGGCGCAGGATGAGGCCGGTTATAAGTATGTCAGTCAGTCAGACGTCACTATCGGCGCATCAGGGCAGGTTGATGCGGTATTTCTGAATTTGTCCACCGGCCCCGTCGGCTGTCCTGCGGGGACGCTGAATAAAATTTATAAGGCAATACCTGGCTGGTCAGGTGTCACTAACGCCAGTGCCGGTGTGCCGGGCAGCGATGAGGAAACCCGTGCGGACTTTGAAAACCGCCGACGTAATTCAGTTGCCCGTAATGCCCGGAATATTCTGGAAGCCATCCGGGGTGAAATACTCTCCACGGTGGAAAACGTGGTGGATGTTTACGTCACCCATAATCCGAAAAAAACAGAACAAAAAGCCGGAGTCAGTCAGTATCCATTAACACCCGGTTCGCTTTATGTTGGCGTGTACGGCGGCAGCCCGGCAGATATCGCGGCGGCCATCTGGCGTAAGGCTCCGCCGGGTATTGATATGAATGGCAACACAACGTTCACTGTTGCAGATAAGGAGTACGATCCGCCGTATCCTGAATACGTGATCAGCTGGCAGACACTCAAACCCGTCAGTCTGCATGTCAGTGTGACGCTGAAAAAAAGTGACTACCTGCCTTCAGATATTACCCGACAGGTACAGCAATCCGTGCTGGACGCATTTAATGGTACAGATGGTGGTCTGCGGGCAAGGGTTGCCTCTGTTGTCTCTGCCGGGCGCTACTATGCCGGCATTTACAAAACCGATCCGGAACATATTGATATTCTGGGCCTTACTGTGAGCCGTGACGGTTCGTCATGGACAACGGCTGTCACTTTCGGGATAGATGAGATTCCGGTTCTGGATGTGTCGGATATCAGTGTGAAACTCCAGGAGGCATAACGTGCAGAATGTGGCTGCCACTGTGCTTGCGCAGTATGCTGCCAGCCCCCGACTCAATGCCCTCATTAACAGCTTTAACGCAGCGCTTTCCCCCGACAGTTTTATCAGTGATTTTTATGGTCTTATCTGGAACATCGATACCGCAGAAAAGTATGGTCTTGATGTCTGGGGAAAGATTGTGGGTGTCAGTCGCCGGCTGACGGTAAAGGACGATTTTAATTACCTGGGCTTCAGCGAGTCCAGGATGGACACCCCGGTAATGGATGATCCCTGTCCGTTTAATCAGGCACCGTTTTACAACGGAAAATCGGATACCCGGACTGTTGACCTGTCTGATGCTGTATACCGGCGGCTGATACTGATGAAAGCCATGTCGAACATTACTGACTGTTCCGTTCCGGATATTAACCGGATGCTGAGATTTATGTTCGGAAAAAAACGCCGGGCTTATGTTCTGAATAATGGTGGATTGAGGATGAGTTACATCTTTGAGTCCGCGCTCTCGTTGGCAGAACTGGCGATTATCCAGTCGTCGGGTGCACTGCCATCCCCGCCGGGTGTTTATGTTTCAGTAGTTTTAAAGGAGTCCCGTAATGAAGGCCAGTGATAAACCCCGCCAGCTGGCGGTCCCCTTTGCGAGTACCGGAGATAAAAACCGTATCCCGGACAAGGCGACACAGCAGACCAGAGAGAGCGGTAATGCTGCGTATGATTCAGGTTTTCCTCCGGTGACCATGACAGCGGTCTCAGCGGGAGGTATACCGCCACACGGCAAGGATTTTAACGGTCTGATGTACGATATTACCGCAGCAATACGGTTCGCCCAGGCTGGCGGTTTGTACACGTATAATGCCGGTTTTGCGGGGGCCATTGGTGGATATGCAAAAGGAGCCATTCTCGCCGGAGTCGCAACAACAGCGGTCTGGCTGAATACCACAGACGATAACCTGACCGATCCTGAAGGCTCCGACAGTGCGGGCTGGGTAAATCTTCTTGAGGATCCGAAAAGGATATTCCTGCGGCAGAAGAACAATCTGTCAGACCTTCAGAATAAAGGGACGGCACGGGATAATCTTCAGGTTTACAGTAAAGAGCAGTCAGATCAACGCTATGTTCATCGGGAAGGCGATACCTTGTCCGGTGGACTTACTTTTGAAAACGACTCAACCCTTGCCTGGATTCGAAATACTGACTGGGCAAAGATTGGTTTTAAAAATAATGCCGACAGCGATACTGATTCATACATGTGGTTTGAAACAGGTGACAACGGCAATGAGTATTTCAAATGGAGACACCGCCTCGCTGGCGGCCGGGTTAAAGACCTGATGAATCTCAAATGGGATACACTAAATATTCTGGTTAATGCCGTCATTAATGGTTGTCTTGGAATTGGTACGACGAATGCGTTAGGTGGAAGTTCAATCGTTTTAGGAGATAACGATACCGGGTTTAAACAAAATGGCGATGGTCTGCTTGATGTTTATGCGAATGGACAGCGTGTATTTCGTTTCCAGAATGGCAGTATCCAGAGTAATAAAGCTGTAAACGTTACAGGACGGGTAACACCGTCAGACTACGGAAACTTTGATGCCCGTTACCAGCAGCGAAATGGTGGCGTGCAGGATGTGCGGTATGGTTATGAAATGTATTACAACCCTGGCAGCAACACCGTTTCATGGACGTTTCGCTCACCTTCGGGACACGGGCTGTCAGGGATATCGATATCGGATACCGGCCGTAACTCAGCGGATAACGTCAACGGTGTGTATTACCGACCGCTGCAAAAACTGATTAATGGTACCTGGTATAACGTGGCGAGCGTTTAATTATGTTACATTTAAAAAATATTACAGCGGGTAATCCAAAAACTGTTGAGCAATATCAGATGACAAAACGATATTCGGTCACCTGGCTTTTTTCGGAAGACGACAAAAACTGGTATGAAGAACTGAAGAATTTCGCCAGCGACACAATAAAAATAGCTTACACCGGAGACGGTCGTGTGGTGTGGGTCGGTAAGGATGTGACAGGCATCGAGCCACGCAATGCCAGTGTTATTGAAGTTCCTGATATTACCGCTAACCGACGGATTACCGCGCCGGGTTACTGGTTTTACCGCAATGATGAATTTGTCTTTGACTACAGACTCAAAGCGGAAGATGAGCGTGATGCCCTTCTGGCTCAGGTCAGTGCCCGGACAGGGGAATGGGAAGAAGACCTGCTGCTGGGGTTAATCAGCGACGAAGATAAAGAAAAGCTGAAAGCCTGTCGTATTTACGCGAAATCACTGCAGGCGATGGATTTCAGCGCCATCACTGATAAATCCTCATACAACGCCATTGAATGGCCCGTCTCTCCGGAAGGTTCTTCCTGATTTAATTTATCGCGAGAAAAACAATGTCTGTAGTGATATCAGGTGCGCTGACTGATGGCGCAGGTATCCCCATGTCCGGATACCATATTATTCTGAAATCCCGGGTAAACACCCCGGAAGTGGTTATGCACACTGTTGCTGATGTGATGACAGGAAACGATGGTGAATACTGTTTCCATGCGCGGACTGGAAAATATGGTGTGTATCTGAAACAGGACTGGCGCAACGAGTACAACGTTGGCGACATTGCTGTATATGAGGACTCAAAGCCCGGCACGCTGAATGACTTTCTGATTGCTCCTGATGAGGGCGACCTGAAACCGGATGTCGTCAAACGCTTTGAGGAAATGGTGGCGCAGGCGCAGCAGAGCGCCGGGGCCGCAGCCGGAAACGCACAGCAGACGGCGCAGGATGTGGCGGCAGCCGCAGGTTATGCCCGCGCAGCAGAACAGGCCAAAAATGACATTGATGCTGCGCTGACCGGCACTCTGAAAACGGCTAACCATCTGTCTGAAATCGCAGCAGCAGGCGAAAAGGCACAACAGAAGTCCCGGGATAATCTGGGGCTGAAAAGTGCGGCCACGATGGAAGCACAGAGCGACATTTACGACCGGACAAAAGGCCGTCTGGCGATACCCGGCGCATTCGGCTTTGGGTGTGCTTTTCTGCCTGAAGATGTTATCCGTTTTGACACTAAGAGTGATTTCCTGGCCTGGGTAAGGAATGCGCTGCCAGGTGAATATTCCGTTGCTGGCCCCTACGACATCATCATACCCGACACACGGTTTGAAGGGGTGCTCAGCATCCGGTGGACTGATGCACGCCCTGAGACAACAGAACCGCGGTACAGAGCCAAATCCCTTACTTTTTACGGCATTAACGGCCCCATTTATCACACCCGCTACTGCTACTGGCCCATATCCAGACTGACTGGCTGGGTGAAAATAAATATAACCACAGAAGATATTATTTACAGAATCGTGGCGAGCTCTGTCCGCAACAGATGGGGAGACCCTGACATTGGCGGGCTGATTATTGCTGCGTACCAGGGAGAAGCTGACGGTGATAAAGTCATCAGACTTGTCAGGGGGCAGTCATACAGAGGCTCACGACTGGGACCGGTGGGGATTTCAGTGCCCAGTACTCCCACCGGAACGTATATAGCATCCCCACAATTTTTCATTACGGGATGTTCAGAGCATTCATTACCGGGGTCATATTGCGCCCTGTCCGGGGTGCCGGATGCTCATGTCTCTGGCGCAATGCCCGGGCTTTTTATTCGCACATCGTGAGGAATGCACCGTGGAAATTAAAAAAATCATTAATCCCCGTTATACCGAAAGTGGCGCAGTAGACTGTGACGTTTTTTTTGACGACAGGGACCAGGCAGTTCCCTACACAGCCACCGCTGATGATGTCGCACCGACGGGTCAGCAAATCTGGCAGGAACTGCAAAGTGGCAAATGGGGTGAGATAGCCCCATTCACTGTGACACCAGAAATGCTGGAAGCGGCCAGAGAGGCCAGACGTCAGGAAATTGAAGCATGGCGCACAGAACAGGAGGCGAAGCCGTTCACGTTTGAATGGAACGGTCGCACGTGGAACGCTGACGCCTCGTCAGTGGCCCGCCTGTCCCCGGTGGTCATGCTGGCAAAATCTGTCGCGGCACAAACACATATGGTGTGGAGCGATGCCGATAATCAGCAGGTGAAACTGTCGATGCCGGAACTGGAAGAACTGGCGGCAGCAATGGTGCAGGCGCAGGTCGATCGCAACGATGAGATTTATCGCCGTCAGCGGGAGATGAAAGAGGAGCTGAGCAGTCTGGATGATTTGGCTTCAATTCGGGCGTTTGACGTTAAGTAATGAATAAGCCGCAACTGGCGGAATCACAGAAGACCGCTTTGCTTACCGAGGCGGAGTCTGTCATCCGGCCGCCGGGGCGTGCGGTCAGGCTGAACAGGGAAACGGATGAATCCGGGGAGGCCCGGGGGCGGGCCTCTGTTTTTCCGGAGTCAGTCCGGTCTGTGGTTTATGCGATGTGATTATGAATGGTGCAGTTGTGAGCCGTTTTCAGGCAATCGCAGGGCCAGTACCTCGTCAGTCAGCTGACGGTAAATCTGCTGTTCAGTCTCACGCATCACCTGTGCACCGGCTTCCCTCTCCGCATCCGCATCACCGCTCAGACCTGATGCTTTCAGCCGGTCAGCCACCCTCTGAGGGTACTCATTCTCCAGCATCTCATATTTCTGCTCTTCTGCCAGCGCCCAGCGGTCAGCTTCCGTACGCTTCAGTACAGCATGCCATGGTCCCCAGAGGGAGAACCAGTCCGTAAATTCATTCTCTTCACGGCTTCTGACCATGGCTTCGGCAGTGCGGAGGTCATTTGCTGTCACTCCCGACACGCCATAGAAACGCATTTCCTTCACGGCAGTGGAGAGCTGAAGTTTCTCTGCGAGCATGGTCTGGAAGGCCAGGTAGACTTCTATCTCATCCACAAAATGGAGAGTTCTGACTTTATCCCGGGCAATGTCCTCCAGAATTTCGAGGCGGAACATTTCCCTGCCCAGGGAGAGCAGAGCGCCGGTATCATTATCGAAAAGGCCTTCTGATGCCTGATGGACCAGGAGGGTTTTCCGGAGATTGTTCCATGTGAGCGCGACACGGTCCTCACAGCTCTCAGTGGCATCAGCAGCAACAGTGAAAGACTGCTGTCGAAGCTCCGCAGAGGCACTGAGTTTTTCCAGCCATGCAGCGACCTGTTCACGGAATCCGGAGGTATTGCGTGCAGAGACGGTATCGGAAAGGCGGTCAAGGAACGCGGAAAAGGTGTTGGCATGCTCTTCATGTTCAAAAGCATGCCATATCTGTGATACATCAGATTGTTTGTTTTCCGGGAACCATGCTGTCACGGCATCAGCCAGGGGGCGATGGAGTGTATTCTGTTGTCCGTCACTCATGGAGAAGTAAATCCGTGGGCCGTGGTAGTCCGGTTGGGCGGTTTGTTGCGACAGAGACTCCCTGATCCGTGAGGACAGAGGATTGTCTTCGAGGATGATAGTGCAGGTCGGATCAAGGCTAAGTATATTTTCCGGAATGTGTGTGATGCGATTCTCGCGGCACCGGAAAAATATCTCGGTTTCCTCTGAGTGATGATTTCTTACAGGTACGGCTGGTAGGCTTTCCAGAAGATTAGTACTTACATCGAGCGCTTCCAGTGATTCAGGTAACTCAGGGAGAAATGTCAGCTGGTTATTTCTTACTGAGAGCACTTCCAGCGATGTAGGTAATTCAGGAAGCATGGTTAGCTGATTGTTATCTGCATTAATATATTCCAGCAATGCAGGCAATTCAGGAAGCATGGTTAGTTGGTTGTTATCTACATCAAGATGTTTCAGAGATGCGGGTAATTCAGGAAGTGTTGACAGGTGATTGTCACAGGCGTCAAGGTATTCCAGCGATGCTGGCAATTCTGGTAATGATATTAGGGCATTCTGAGTAATTTCCAGAACAGTGATTTGAGGTGGTAAGTTGTCAGGTAGCGAGGACAGATTTAAACGATTCAGTTGAAGCTCACTGAACTGATTGATGAGACATTCTTTAAGTAGGGAGACCGCTTCATTCCGATTTTCACCGGGGAGCGCTTGTTTTTCCCATTTATCCCATGCTGAAAAGTAATCAGCATATGTACCGGAAATAGTGTTATAAAAAGAATTTTGGGACAATGAAAAGTTATTATTTATCGGTAACATGATGGACATTCAGTTAAAGCCGATGGACAAATGGCTTTGTTAAAAGAAATAAGTAGGAGTTTTTATGAAGTTCATTCCATGAAATGAACTTCAGCACTTTTTTATTATAAAAGGACAAACAAAATTGGCTGTAAAAAAACGATACTGTTTCAGTTAACTGTGAATAGCTTGCTTGCACCGTATTGTTCTTGTTTTTCGGTTAGTTAAACATCGTACTTCATATTTGAACGTTCTGCCGGAATGCATTATCAATAGAGGTAAAGTCGCAACCCCAAATCGTAAAGGAAACCGTAGCACGTCGTATGCAAGAACGTGCCACGGCTGGCTGATGGATGTTCGATAGCGCGAGTTTGAATGAAAATCAGCCGGAGATGATTTTACATAATTGCTACGGAATTATTCAATACAGGAATTGCTTGCGTCTGCATGGATTGACCTGAAATTTTCCCGAAAATTTCTCTAAAAAACTCGAAAAAAATGGTAACTGGTTGAATGTATTAATGTGCAATGGTACGTGTCAGGGATTAAAAGATGAACGTAAATTTATTCAACGCATTAATTTTAAAGGGTTTTATTGTTTGTTGACGAAAACAGGAATCGTGTTCGGTCTCTTTTTATCTGTTAAAAGCCAGAAGCATTTCCTTCGCTGACTTTATAGTCAACCATAACACACACTCTACTGTCTGAGTCCAGCGTTTTTTAACATTCTTGTTAAGATTATGTGATCTTTAGCGCGGGAGGAAAATATTGATGAAACAGCCTGCGCCCGTTTATCAGAGAATTGCGGGTCATCAATGGCGACATATCTGGCTTTCTGGCGATATACACGGTTGTCTTGAGCAGTTGCGCCGCAAATTATGGCATTGTCGTTTTGATCCGTGGCGAGATTTACTTATCTCAGTGGGAGACGTTATCGATCGTGGGCCGCAAAGTTTACGTTGTCTGCAGTTACTGGAACAACATTGGGTTTGTGCGGTAAGAGGCAATCATGAACAGATGGCGATGGATGCGCTGGCATCCCAGCAGATGTCTTTGTGGTTGATGAATGGCGGCGACTGGTTTATTGCGCTGGCAGATAATCAACAGAAACAAGCGAAAACGGCGCTGGAAAAATGTCAGCATTTGCCCTTTATTCTTGAAGTACACAGTCGCACCGGCAAGCATGTTATTGCTCATGCCGATTATCCAGATGATGTTTATGAATGGCAAAAGGACGTTGATTTGCATCAGGTCTTGTGGAGCCGCTCGCGATTAGGTGAACGCCCAAAAGGGCAGGGAATTAAAGGTGCTGATCATTTCTGGTTTGGTCATACACCGTTGCGACATCGCGTGGATATTGGCAACCTGCATTATATTGATACCGGCGCTGTCTTTGGGGGCGAGCTGACTCTTGTGCAACTGCAATAATTAAAAATCACCGTACTCCTGTGCTGGTCGCCAGAAACCATCTATAAAATCCTCAATCGGAAAACAACCGCCATGGCGGATCCGTTGATCGCTCATAGAATAAAGACACTGCTGTTCCGTGTTGTAGACATCCACAACAATATCTTCACAACCGCCATCCAGGTAGCAAACAAAAAGTACCAGCGCGAACATTTCATCCCCGAAGTGTGGTGCCGTACCGTTAAGTTTAGGAGAGATTTTACAACGGGGGAATAACCAGGACAAATAACCCGCCAT